TATAGGTAGTGGGTTAAGTTGGTTAAGCTGGGCATTAAATACTAAAACAATTTTAATATCAGGATTTAGTGAGAATTACTCAGAAATGAATAGTTGTGAAAGAATATTTACTACCACCCCAGACATATGTAAGGGATGTTATAATTATCAAAGATTAGACCCTAGTGATTGGGATTGGTGTCCTGAACATAAAGGTACATTTAGACAATTTGAATGTACTAAATCTATACTACCTTCTACAGTAATTAAATCTATTAATCAACAGTTAGGAATTTCTTGATATTTATAATAAAATCAAAGAAATATGCCACAACATCAATTTTTAGGAACAGGTATAAGAGATGGTCAAATAGTAGAAGCAAATCAGGTAAGTCAATCTGTAGATGCTTTTACTGGGGCCAAAGATTATAGAATTACTTTAACAGGATCTTTAGAATTATCTGGATCTCTTTTAATGACTGGTTCACTCATTAATGAATACACAGGTCAATTTTCTACATTAGGTTTAGGAGTAGCTGCTCCAACTGCTCCAACAATGTTATATATTAAAGATACATCAACAGGAGGAGATCCTGCAATTGTAGTAGAAGCAACCACAGGTGATGACACAGCTAGGTTAAGATTAAAAAACCCAGATGTAGAGTATGATGTAGGTGCTTTTGGATCATCTGGTGATGATTTTATGGTAGTACAAGATGCTAGTGGAGCTTCAAGATTTCCATTTATTGTAGGAAAAGACACAGTTAGTTATACTTTATATGCTGTTGATGATAGTGTAGGTATAGGTTTAGGAAATAATACAAAAGTTATATTAACACCTTTAGATGCAGGTTCATTACAAGCAGCAGGAAGAGTAAGTGGTAGCTCAATGAGAGCAGGTGTTATATCAGCTAGTGCAGCTGGGGAAAATATTCATGGAACAGCATCATACGCTACTTACATAGAAAATGCACAAACAGCATCATATGTTAAAGCTGAAGATGTTGATTTTCATTATTCAATATCACAACAAATAAATTCAGGTGGAAAAATTGCGGGCGTATCAGGATCATTTGATGCATTACAATTTAATGGAGAACCTGGTTTAGCCATAGCAAATCAAGGTGGAAATGATTTTAGTACTATAATAAGTGGATCTGCAGATGCTAATTTTGGAAAATTATTTATAGGTGATGTTGATGGAGGAGATTATTTTACTTTTGATTTTAATGATCAATATATTAAAGCAGAATCAGAATTCTACTCAAAAGGGCTATTAACAGCCCAATATGGATTAAATGTATCTGGTTCAGGACCACAAGGTACTAATAGTATACGAGTAGGACCAGATAGTGCGTTTGGAACAGTAAATGTACCATCTGCATCATTATTTGCTAATGATTTACAATTTAATAGAAATACCACAGCGTATGTTAGTAATATGAATGATGCTGGTACTTCTAAATTAGCATTAAGTGCTGGTGGAGGAAGTGCAAATTTAGCATTTACAGTATCAGCATCACGTGACATGGAGGCCTATGGTCAAATATCATTTACAGGACAAAATAATTACCAATCTGGACTTACAAATTTAAGTCCTTACCTTAGATTAGGACCTAAAAATGCTTATGCAAGTAACTTTATGGATAATGTCATATATAGAGGAGGAAATTTTTCAACTAATTCAACTGCAGATTCCTATTTATGGCTTTATGATGGAACTGATCTTGCAGGAAATTGTGAACCTATGAGAATTAAGGTAACTATATTAGGAACTAGAGATACAAGTTCACAGTATAGAGCAGTAGCAATTTCAATGGATTATTTAGTTACTTATGTTAGTGGTAATGATCCTTCTTGGGCCATCCAAGAAGTTCAAAAATTTGTTCGACAATCTTCATATAATGATTCATTAACAGTAACTGCAGCAGGAACAAAATTAGAATCATACGATATTGGAGATTCTAAATTAAGATTAACTCTAGATAGTAATACGGTTCAAGTAGTTGATTATGTATGGCAGATGCAAATAATAAGACTCAGTTCAGCAGCTGCTTCATAATTTTTAGATAAAAATATTATATGTATAACCGTAAAAAAAATAAAAAATGAGTGAAAAAAAAGTTTTAACTGAAGAAGAAATTTCTAAATTAAAAGAATTAAAAGAAACATTTAATAATCTTACAGAAGTTTCAGGAGTTGTAGAAATGCAACATTATAACATTCAAATAAAAAAAGAAAATTTAAAATTGAGTTTGCAAAATTTACAACAAAGAGAAGCTGAATTTGCTAAAGAATTAGAAGAAAAATATGGGCAAGGACAAATTTCTTTAGAAACAGGTGAATTTTTACCAAACAAATAAATTTTTGAGAAAACTTAGTATATTTATCATAAAAATAACATAAAATGGCAGAAACATTAATTTCCCCAGGAGTATTAGCAAGAGAAAATGATCAATCTCAAATAACGTCGCAACCAGTACAAGCAGGTGCGGCTATTGTGGGTCCTACAGTATTAGGTAAAGTCGGAATTCCAAAATTAGTTACTAGTTATTCTGAATATCTAGCTAATTATGGTAGCACATTTACTAGTGGATCAGATACATACACTTTCTTTACTTCTATATCAGCATATAATTATTTCAATAATGGGGGTACATCATTATTAGTAACAAGAGTCGCTTCAGGATCTTGGTCACCAGCATCTTCATCATTAATTCCTGCAATAGAGGATGAAAGTGGAGCTTTAACAGTAGGTGCAAGTATTTTAGGTAGCTTAACAAGTGGTGGATCAGGTGGTACAGCAGCAACTTACGCTGCTCCATTTGTAACAACAACAGGAACAGGATCAGATTCTTCGGGTTCATTTGTAGTATCTACTGCTAATGGAAAATTATTAACAACTGCCGATGATTTATTAGGTGAAGTTCAAGCAGGTGTTGCAGCAGTTTCAGCAGTAATGTCAGATGCTACTTACACAAAAGTTACACTAACGCAAGGAGCAGTAGCAACAGGTAAAGCAACAATTACAGTAACAGGTAATGCAGTAGTTTCTCCAGTAACAGTAACAACAGCTGGATCAGGATATGCAGCTGGAAATTTAACAATTGCAGAAGGAGCTTTAGGAACAGGAACGTTTGTAGCAGGAGCAGGTCCAGTACCAACAGGTACAGGAGCTGGTTATGCAGTTGGTGGTATAGCAACGGCATCAGGAGCAATTGCAATTACATCAGCAATGGTTTCTACAGTAGGAGCTGAAGGTGGTACTATTGAATTTACTACAGATGCGGCAGGAGCAATTGTTTCATGTGTATTAGCAGTTACTGATAGTAAAAATTATGTAGATGGATCTGTAATTACAGTTCCTGAAGCAACATTACAAGGATCTTCATTAAATGCAGCTGGTACAGGTAATGCAATTGTAACTTTAGGATCAGTAAATGTTCAAAACTCAGCAGCAATAACAGTAGCAATATTAGATGCTAATTTATTAACAGAAATAACAGCAGCATCAGTAACACTAGCAGGAACAGGATATGCAATTGGTAACCAATTAACAATACCAGCAGCTAGTTTAGGTGGAGGTTCAGCAACAGATGCAGTATTTACACTTTCAGCAGCTAATATTACAAACCAAAATGTATTTACATTAGAAACATTATCTGAAGGTGATATAATGAATAGTTCTGGTCCTGAAAATTCAAATGGAGCATTAGCAAGTGGATCAGCAAATAATGTAAGATGGGAAATTCAAGCACCAAATACAGGATCAGGTGTATTTAGTTTGATAATTAGACAAGGTAATGATAACTCAAAATCAAAATCAATATTAGAAGTATTCCCTAACGTATCATTAGATCCAAAACAATCTAATTACATATCTAGAATTGTAGGAGATATGACAGAAACAATTAGAAATGCTACGTCAGCAGATGTTTATGTTCAACCTACAGGATCATTTAGAAATGCTTCAAGATATGTAAGAGTAAAATCAGTAGATTTAAAAACTCCAGACTATTTTGATAATAGTGGAATTGCAAAAGCTGAATTTACAGGATCTATTCCTGGAGCAGGTAGTGGTTCATTTGGAGCTGCAGAAGGTAATAATATTGGTGGTAAAGCAGGAATTGGATATTACGACCAGATTAGTGATTCAGATTCTCAAGGTTTAGGAGCAACTGAAGCAGATTCATCAGCTGTAGTATTAGGTTCTTATCCACAAGCATTTAACTTATTAGCAAATAGAGATGATTATAGATATAATATCTTATCAGCTCCAGGATTATATAAAGCTAGTGCAAATTGGTCATCAGCATTAACATTAGCATTAAGTACTGTTTCAGGCAGAGGAGATGCAATTTTATTAATGGATTTAGTTGATTATGGATCAACAGTAACACAAGTTACTACACAAGCAGCTAGTGTTGATAATTCATATGCAGCTAGTTACTGGCCTTGGGTTCAAATTAATGATCCAGATTCAGCTCAGTTAGTATGGTGTCCAGCATCAGCGTTAATACCAGGAGTATATGCGTATAACGATAAAGCAGCTGAAGCATGGTTCGCTCCGGCAGGAATTAATAGAGGTGGATTAAGTACAGTAGTACAAGCAGAAAGAAAATTAACTCAAACTAATAGAGATGATTTATACACTGGTAAAGTTAATCCAATAGCAACATTCCCAGGAAGAGGAGTAGTAGTATTTGGTCAGAAAACATTACAATCTCAAGCATCAGCTTTAGATAGAGTAAATGTTAGAAGATTGTTAATTGAACTTAAGTCTTACATTTCACAAATTGCAGATAATTTAGTGTTTGAACAAAACACAGCAGCAACAAGAAATAATTTCTTAGCTCAAGTAAACCCATATTTAGAATCAGTACAACAAAGACAAGGTTTATACGCGTTTAAAGTTGTAATGGATGCTTCAAATAATGGACCAGACGTAGTTGATAGAAACCAAATGGTAGGTGCGATATATTTACAGCCAACTAAAACAGCTGAATTTATTTACTTAGATTTCAACATTTTACCAACAGGAGCTCAATTTCCGTCATAAAAACTAAAAATTTAGATATTTATAATAAAATAAAAACGAAATAAAATGGCAGTATTAAACCCGAACGAAATATTTTTCACAGCTTTTGAACCAAAAGTAGCTAATAGATTCATAATGTATGTAGACGGAATTCCAGCTTATATCATTAAAGGTGTTAGTGGAATGGGTTTCGCACAAGATGAAATTGTACTTAATCATATCAATACTTACAGAAAAGTAAAAGGTAAATTAAGATGGAATGATATTACAATGCAATTATTTGACCCAATTACACCTTCAGGAGCGCAAGCAGTAATGGAGTGGACAAGATTACACCACGAATCAGTTACTGGTAGAGATGGTTACTCTGATTTCTATAAGAAAGATTTAACAATTGATGTGTTAGGTCCTGTAGGAGATGTAGTTTCTGAGTGGATTATTAAAGGAGCATTTATTAAAGATGCATCATTTGGAGATTTCAATTGGGATACAGATGGTGAAGCAATGAATATTGATTTAACAATAGGAATGGATTACTGCGTCTTGAATTTCTAATAAAAATCAAAATATTTTTAAAAATAGCTTGGCTTCGGTCAAGCTTTTTTTTATATTGTATATGTATAATATGAAATTAAGTTATAACAAATAAAATTTATATGGAACCAACTAAAAAGACTCCAACTTCTAAACAAGTAACTGTAGAAAAACCTAAGTTTAAATTCCCAACAGAACTTGTAGAACTACCTTCTAAAGGAATAGTTTATCCTAAAGATAATCCGTTATCATCTGGAACAGTAGAAATGAAATATATGACTGCTAAGGAAGAAGATATTATTACTAATCAAGCTTACATTAAAAAAGGAATTATCGTAGAAAAATTGTTAGAAGCGTTAGTAGTAAGTGAAGGAGTAAATTTAGGAGACATGATTGTTGGTGACAAAAATGCTCTACTAATAGCATCACGTGTATTAGGTTATGGTGCAAATTATAAATTTACATATCTTGGTGAAGACCATGAAGTAGATTTATCTACATTAGAACCTAAAAAATTCGATGAGTCTCTATATACTAAAGGAGAAAATAAATTTACATTCCAAACACCCCATTCAGAAAATTTAATTGAATTCCAATTAATGACTGATAATTTAGAAAAAAAGGTAGATGCAGAATTAAGAGGATACAAAAAATTAAACACAGAAGTCCAACCAGAAATGTCTACAAGATTGAAACATATGATTCTATCAGTAGATGGTAATTCAGACAAAAAGGATATTAGAGATTTTGTTGATAATTATTTTTTAGCAAGAGATTCTAAAGCTTTAAGAGATTATATTGTCGACATTCAACCTGATGTTAATATGGGGTTTGATATTGAAAAACCCGATGGTGAGATAGAAGAGATTGTAATTCCGATAGGTGCAAATTTTTTTTTCCCTGACGCATAGTCAAGCTGTAGAATATAGAAGTAATTTATTTACTCAAATTCATGAAATAGTATTTCATGGTGGAGGAGGTTATGATTGGCATACTGTATATGAAATGCCTATATGGTTAAGAAATTTTACTTTTAAAAAAATCCAAGATCATTTTAAAGAAAAAAATAAACAATCTAGTGGTACTTCTACAAATGATTTAGAAAGAGGAAGAGATATACTTAAACAAGCCCAACGCTCTGACCCAGCTAATGCTAATAAACATAAGTATATGGATAAATTTCCTAAAACATCTTCAAAACCATCACCTAAATCAAACATTCCCGACTTTGTTACTACAAAAGCTAAAAAGGCTTAAGTTTATAATATTTATAACAAAATAGCTTAAATGGCAAAGAAGGTAAAATCACCCGAAGAAATAAGAAAAGATGCAATTGAAACAGCTAGAATTGTTGAAGATGCATTTAGATCTATTTCGTCTCGTATGGCTGAATTATTTGGTGAAGCTAGAGATGAAGCTGAAGATATCACATCAGGTTTAGTTAAAGATGTTGAAAAAGGACTTAAAGGTTTACTTAGTAATGCTGAAGCTATAGCTGACGCTAATGAAAAAGCAGCACAAGGATTATATAAACAAAGGGATATTCAAAAAGAAATTGCAAAAAAGTCTAAAGCAATTTTTATTCTAGAAACTAAAATAGCAGAAGCAAAAGCTAATGGAGCTAAGAATACTGCTGAAATGCAGAAAGAACTTGACAAAATAAAAGAAAGTTCTGCAGAATTTGAAGAAAATCTAAAAGGAGCAGCTGATAGATCTAAAAATATAACTAAAGCGATGGGTCTTACAGGTGTAGCTTTAAAAGGAATGAAAAAAGTTGCAGGTGCTTTAGGATTAGATGGAATAGAAGATATAATGTCAGATGCTAGTGGAGCAGCAGCTGATATGAGTAAAGAATTAACAAAATCAGGCCAAGAATCTGTGGGCATGATGGGTAAATTAAAAATAGCATTTGCTGGTATATCATCAGCAGCTGGTGGTATTGTAGATGCTCTTACAGATCCTTTAGTATTAATAGGATTATTAGTTAAAGCAGTAAAATTCTTAGCTGATATATTTGATCATGTTTTAAAAACAACAAATAAAATTGGTCAATCTTTAGGAATAGCAGGGGCAAACGCAAAACATTTAAAACATGAAATCCATGCAGCTGGTGATGCTGGTGGAGATATGTACTATTTCACTGATGAAATGGTAGATAATTACATTGCTTTGAATAAAGCAGCTGGAATGAACTTAAAGTTCAATGAAAAGAATGCTAAAACATTCCAAGATATGACCTTATATATGGGTGTATCTCAAGAACAAGCAGCTGGTTTATTTAAAATTGCAACAGAAACAGGAGTACCATTTTCACAAATTTATGACACAACAGTTGATACTGTTAATGCTTTAGATAAAGCTTCTAACTTCTCATCTGATATGGGTAGTATAATGGAAGCTATGACTACTGCTAGTAGTTCTGTAAGATATAATATAAAAGGTGGTGCCGAAGGATTAGTTAAAGCAGCCCATACTGCAAATAGATTAGGTTTATCTATGGATGAGATAGCAGCAGCAGCTGAAAGTCATTTAGATTTTGAAAGTTCAATTGCAAAAGAAATTGAAGCAGAAATGTATCTTCAAAAAGATTTAAATTTAGATAAATTAAGATATGCAGCATTAACGGGTGATACAGCTACTGCAGCTGCGGAAGAAGAAAGACTTATAAAAGAAAATATGAAATCCCTAAAAGGGAATGTTTTAGCACAAGAAGCATTTGCAGCAGCAACTGGTATATCTAGAGATAGATTGAATGATGTAATGGCTAATCAAGAAAGAATTAAGAAATTAACACCTCAGCAATTAAAAGATGAAAAAGCTAAATCTGAGGAAATGGCAGAACAAGGCAAAAAAGCTCAAGCTTTTGATAGGTCAATGCAATCTGCTATGCTTCAGTTAAAAGCAGCATTAACCCCAATTGCAGAGACAATAGGACCTTATATAATAAAAGCTGCAGAATTTTTAGGTAATTTTATAGGATCACCAGCTGGAAAAGTAGTATTAGGTTTAGCAGCAGGTTTTATGGCTGTTAAAGGGGCAATGAGTTTAGTAAAAGGTGTTAAAAACATGTTTACAGGGGGGATGTTTGAAAAAGGATCTTATGCAAACCCTATGATTGTACAAGACATATCTGGGGGTGGTAGTGGCATGGATATGGCGAGCAATGTTTTAGGAAAACTAGGTAAAAGAGGAGTATTTGGTGGTAAATTTTTTAAAGGAATGTCAAAAGTATTTGGTGGTAAAAATACTATGCTTGGAAGACAACTTAGAAATCTATCAGCTATGAATCTTAAGAGAAGTAGTATGTTAAACCAGATAGTTAAAAATAACTCCACATTATCGAAAGTTTTTCCTAAATTATCTACCTTAAATTCTAAACTACCACAAGATATAGCACAGAATATTGGTAAAACCCTCAAAGTAGATAAAGCAGGAAACGTTATAAAAATGGCAAATACTGCCAAAACAGCAACTACAGCATCAAATGCAACTAAAGCAACTTCATTTTTTGGAAAAGCAAAGAATTTAATACCAAAAGGAGTTACATCAACTTTATCTAAAGCAGGACCATTACTTACTAAAACATTAAAAGTATTAGGACCTGTGGGAGTAGCATTAGACGCTGGTATAGGAGGATTTACAGGTTATTCACAAGCCCAAATGTCAGCAGAAGAACAAAAAGCTGCGGGTGTTAAAGAAAATATTAGTACTGGTGAAGCAATTGCTCAAGGTATTTTAACTGGTGGAGCTGAAAAAGGCTCATCATTAAGTAAATATGTAGGTATTGAAAAAGGAGGAGGAGCTGATGAAGCTATGGGAGTATTAGGTTCAGCAGGTAGAGGTGCAGCAATTGGAGCTACAATTGGTTCTATTATACCTGGTGTAGGTACTGCAATTGGTGCTGGTGTAGGAGCTGTAGTTGGGGGTGCCGCTGAAATAGGTAAATTATTCACTAATCCAGATTCTTCATTAAGAAAAGGTTTAGCTTCTATGGGAGAATCAATATCAGATTTTGCCTCAAGTGCAGGAGAAAAAATATCAGGTTGGGCTTCATCAGCAGGTAAAGGTATAGCTAGTTTTGCAAAAGGAGCTTGGAATACAGTATCTGATTTAGCTGGAGGTGCTAAAGATATGGCAAAAAGTGCTTATAATTATGTTAAAGACTCAAAAGTTGGAAGGGCAGTATCATCAGTAGGTTCTGCAATTTCATCTGGAGTTAGTGCTATAGGTAGCTTCTTAGGATTTGCCCATGGTGGAATAGCCCCAGGAGGATTTAAAGCATTTGCTAGTGGAGGTGTAGTTTCAAAACCAACTCTAGGATTAGTTGGAGAAGGAAAAATGAATGAAGCAATTATACCTTTACCTGATGGTAAATCAGTACCAGTAAAACTTGCAGGTGGGGGTAATAGTGGTGATAGTAGTCAAGTAGCTGCTTTATTAAAAGAATTAATTGCTGAAGTAAGAAAAGGTGGAGATGTATATTTAGATGGAAGCAAAGTAGGACATTCATTAGCATTGCAATCTTCTAAAATGGGTTAATATTTATAACAAAACCAATTAAAACATAATATTATGGCAACAGAATCAATTAAAAAAATGTTCGATCAAGATGGATCACGCTTAGCCGTGCCAATTTCACCAAATGCAAACCCGTCAACTGATCCTGCTATTAATGTACAAGGTAATTCTTTACTACATAACCAATATTCAAATATTGGTAATCCTAGTTTAAATGTTTCACCTTACACTAATTTAGGAGCAGCAGCAACATCTTATTCACTACCTTCTACATCACAATTAGGAGAAAGTGCATTTGCATATCAAGGTGAAACTAACAGGTATAAAAACAATTCACCAGAAGAAAGATCATTCTAAAAAATAATAGATGCCTTTAATTACTTCTACTACAGCTCTTAACAAACTGAAGTGGGGTAACGATCGATTTAATGCTGGTATTACTGATGGCAGTAACCAACCTTACATCCAACGTGATATCCCTGGAGTTAATGTTAATAACCCTAACCCAACACTTTTTAATGATGGTGGAGATCTTCCTGCAAAAACAGGAATTGATTTTTTAACAAGGGATGGGTTTATGGCACCAGTAGAAGCAGCAAGAGATGTAAGTAGACTTACACAAATGCTTTTTGATACAAGAACTCCTAATGGTTTTGAATTTATAGCAAAACAAAATTTACTATCTCGAACAGCAGTTAAAACAGAAGCATCTTATGGTATAGGATATGGGGGTAATGAAGTACCAGATTTTGTAAATGGTACTGGAGGAGGAGCAGTTAATGCCGGTATTTATTTACCAACTAGTACACTAGCACAAGCTGCAGTAGGATTTACAGGAACACATTTAAATTTATTAGGATTAGATCCTTCATCCCCAATGACTGGGGTTGTAAGTAGTGGCTTATTCCCAGGAGCAGGTTTAAGAAGTTATTTTGATACAGTATCTTATAAAAACCAAAAAGAACGTTTTGTAGAAAGAGAAGAAACATACACAGAACAAATTCGAAATCCTGAGTATGAAGTAGCATTTCAAGATATAAAGTTAGGGACAAATGGAAATCTTCCACCTGAATTTATAAACATAGAAAAAACAAAAATAGTAGTAGATACTCTTGAATTTGAAAATAGATTAGTAAATCTTAAAAATAATAAAATAACTAAAGATGGCTCAAGAAATTTAGACTCAGATATTATTCTAAAATATTCAGGAGGTCCAGGATCTATATTAGGTATAGGGGACACTAATATTATGTTTGCTGATCAAAGAACAGGATTTGATAACCCTTTATTTGTTAGTGATAAATCATTCTTTTTAGGAGGAGTTGAAAATAGAAACAAATATGACAGAAGTCCTGAAACTAAATTATATGCCCCTAAATTAGGAGCAAGTAGAGTAGCAGCAGGAATATTCCCAAATAATTCAGCATCATTAGCTACTTCTACAAATGATAATGCTTTACAAAATATTAATAATGAGCAATCAACAATAAGAAATGCTCAATTATCAGATAGTGGGTTTTTTAACCCAACAGGTTCAAATAATTATAGCATATTTAAAAATACATCTGAGGGAGTTACATCAGGTAGTATAGATTATTTACTCCCAACTAAATTAGGAGCAACTACAAAAGCAGAGGAAGCATTTCCTAATGATAAAGAAGCATTAGAAGCAGCAACTAATGAAAATGCGCTTCAAAATGCAAATTTACAAGATAGTACTATTGATAATCCTGAATTAAGTACAGGGTTATATGCTGGATTTAAAAATCCAACAGGAGATAATGATTATAGTGTATTTAAAAACACATCAGATGGAGTTACAACAGGAGAAATAAATTACGAAAAAGTAAAATTACCATTACTTCCAGCTTTATCAGCTTCAGATTCAACAAATATGCCTGATGAAGCTTTAATAATAGAAGCACAAGACACAGGATCAATCCAAAACCAAAACACACCACAGAGTACATTTAGAAATGCTAAAATTGATGGTGATAATTCCTTTTTCAATCCTGATGGTCCTAACAATTATGGAGTATTTGGGGTTAAAAATATAGAATTACAAAAATCACAAATATTTGTAGAAGGTAGTAGTGTTAGTTATGCATTTAGTGATTTATTTCCTTCATCAACAAGTACTATATTTGAAGGTTTAAGTTTAGATGCCCCTGGTGGATTAGATTTGTATAATAATAATGTTTATGAACCTGGAACTTTAACTACTGAAGGTAGAGAAGCAGGAGGTCAAGCATGGGCTAATAATGGATACGCACTTACTCAAGCTCAAATTGAGGCCCAACAATCTTATGTAATATCCCCAACTCTAAAAGATTTTAGACAAACAATAATACAATCAGAAGAAATTGAAGAAGTTTCAAGTGTATTATCTTTAGCCCCAAATTATAATACAAAATCAGGAATTAGAAGAGTAAATTTAGGGGACCCAGGAAAAAGTAATACAGTAAATGGTCAAAAGAATGTATTTAATTATGGAATTCCAGCAACACAACTTCCAGCATTAGATAAATTAACAGCTATGCCTATGTATGATGGTACAGGTCCTAATGGTACATTGGCAGTTAATGATTATTGTAAATTTAGAATAGCAGCTATTAATAATGATAAATCTGATGGTAGTGCAGTTTATATGCATTTTAGAGCATTTATAGATTCATTTAATGACACTTATAACGCATCTTGGGACCCTGTAAAATATTCAGGTAGGGGAGAAAATTTATATAATTACTCTGGATTTGATAGACAAATAAACCTGTCATTTACTTGTTTTGCTCAATCTAAAGCTGAATTAATTCCTATGTATAAAAAATTAAATTATTTAGCTTCTACATTAGCCCCAGATTATACTGGAGCTGGGTTTATGAGAGGAAATTTAGTAAGACTAACTCTAGGTGGTTATTTGTATGAACAACCAGGATTTATTTCATCTTTAACTTATGATATTCCTCAAGAAGCACCTTGGGAAATAGCTATTAATGCTGAAGGTGGTGGTGATGGTAGTGTTAAAGAATTACCTCATATGATTAAAGTATCTCAAATGGCATTTACTCCAATCCATACTTTCTTACCACAAAAACCTAATAATGCAAACACTCCAGAAGAAAGATATATAGCATTATCTAATAATAGTGGACAAGGAAGTTATTTAGATAGTTACCCAATGCAAAGAGCAGATGGTGATGGAGATAATAGTAACACAAATAATATATTCGGTGAATAGATATAACAACAT